AGTTAAAAAACTATGGCAATCGAACAAAATGGAACATATAGCCCTTCAGAACGAATCGTTTCGCCTGGTGTATTCACCAGAGAAGTAGATCAATCGTTTCTTGCACAGGGCGTAGCAGCAATCGGCGGCGTGGTAGTAGCCCCATTCCCAAAAGGACCGGGATTTTCACCAACCGTAATTAACAGCGAAGGTGATTTAAGCACCATCTTCGGTGATGCGGACGGCACACTATACGGCCCAATCACAGCCCAGCAATATCTTCGTCAGCAAGGACAAGTCACAGTTGTCCGCGTTGGCGGTCTTTCTGGATACAATCAACAGAAAGCATTGTTTGTCACAGCTACACCTGGTCAATATGGACGCTTTCAAGAAAATTCGGTAGTTTCTGGTTCTCTACTTGACGCAACATTATATCCAAATTCTGCGGCAAATAGCGTATTCAAAATTACTGGTAGCGTTAGCGTAACATTTGATAGCGGTTTCTATGAGGATGAAACCATCGAAGTTGGTACACTACAAGTTGCTACATTTGCAAGCTCTTCAACAAACCTATACGGAGCAGTTACTGCTTCCGATGGTTGCTTGGATTACTTCTTTGCCACAGCTTCTGCGACAAATACCTCATTCACTATTTCTGGCAATGTTCCTTGGAACGGTTCAAGATTGTCTTCATTGACAATCCGCCGCATACCAGGTGCTTGCGATTTTGAACTTGAAATTGAAGGTGTATTAACTGGCTCATATGGTGCGTTCAATCCAAACGCATTTACTCCAGGTGTTGGATTGACCGAGGATGGGTGTGGAAGTTCTTCTTATGCCACCGGAAGTGATAGCGTATTGTTGGCCGTATTGGCAAATACCGCATATGATCGCAGTCAGAATCTATATGGATTCAGCGGATCTTTGCTATCAACATCGTCGGTCGTTTCTGTCACCGCCGATTTCTCGTTGGCGTTAAACACTATCTATACAGATGGAAGCGGAAATACGGCAAGTTCTTCTTATGGTACATATCAGTTCTCATTGGACGAAGAATCAAACAAATATATTACAAACGTGTTTGGTACTGATCCAAAAGCTGGTTATGTTCCTGTTGCTGCTGGTCAAAAGATTGAAGCAGCATACACATACAAAAACTTCAAACATCGTACCAAAACAATTATAAATCAAATGCTTGCTTCTGGTAGCTGGAAGATTGCTATTTTTTCTCGCGACGCAATGGATTTTGAAGATGGTATTGAGCCAGCAGATGGAACTTCCGCATTTGATCTCACAAATGCATATACTCCGTTCATTCGCTCACAGCTAATTGCTGCCTTTACTGGTAGCGGAGTGTCTTCGAGTGCTGCATATGATCTATTCAAGGTACATACTCTGACAGATGGCACCGCTGCAAATACAGCATATAAACTTGAAATATCAAACGTAAAGTCACCTGGTTCTGTACCTGGCACCTCGTATGGTTCATTCACGTTGGCGGTTCGCAGCTATAGTGATACAGACCTAAAGCCTGTATATCTAGAACGTTTTGATAATCTAAACTTGGATGTCAATAGTGCAAATTATGTTGCTCGTCGTATTGGTGACACATACAACTATATCGACTTCAACGGTAAGATTCTGGAATTTGGAGACTTCCCACAAAAGAGCAAATATGTTCGTGTTGAAATGGCAACTGCTCCATGGCCAGTTGACGCAATTCCATATGGATTTGGTCCATATGCCACACCAGTCGGCGGTGATTATGCTCGTTTGGGCAAGATTCCTGCGATGCAATACTGCTCTGCCTCGGCGTACTTGTTACAGCCAGGTAGATATGCTTCTGGTGTAGTATTCCAACCAGCACCAGCACAAGCAGACGCGGATCTTGCTGCTCTATATCCAAATGGATCTAGCGTCGGTCCAGAACTAGACAATAAGCAATACTTCGCTCCAGTACCACAAGGTTCTGCGGTAGGAGCTAATGTTGCGTTTGACCTAGAAACATATTGCGGAGTTTCTCCATTGTATGTTGCTTCTCAAGAAAATACAAATGTTAAGAAGCGTCGTTTTGTTCTAGGATTCCAAGGTGGATTTGATGGTCAATCGCCATCTGTTCCAGTATTAATTGGTAATGATATATTGCCAACAAATCAACAGGGACTAGATTGCTCTACGTCAACAAGTCGTGGTACATATGCTTATAGACAATCAATTGCTGCTTTAAGCAATGCGGATGAGTTTGATTTCAACCTCATCACTGTTCCCGGCATTAACTACGAAGACCACGCATATGTAGCAACTTCAATCGTTGATATGTGCGAACGTCGTGGCGACGCATTCTATATCATGGACATTGCTCCAAATCAAACAGCCGGTGCAACTGCTATTCAAAACGTAGTAGATCTGGCCGGTCAGTTTGATACAAACTATGCTGCAACATATTATCCTTGGGTCAAAGTTACTGAGACCAATAGTAACAAGATCATGAACGTTCCTCCTTCAGTAGTAATGATGGGCGTCTATGCCGCCAACGATAAAGTTGCCGCTGAGTGGTTTGCCCCAGCAGGTCTAAATCGAGGCGGTATCCCAACGGCTGTGTCTGTAGCAGATAGATTGACACACACTGAACGTGATACTCTATATGAAGGTCACGTAAACCCAATCGCCGCGTTTCCTGGTCAAGGCGTTGTGGCTTGGGGTCAGAAGACACTGCAACGTAATCCAAGTGCATTGGATCGCGTAAATGTTCGCCGTCTATTGATCGCGTTGAAGAAGTTCATCGCTTCTTCTTCAAGATTCCTAGTGTTTGAACAGAACGTAGCAACAACTCGTCAACGTTTCTTGAACATCGTCAATCCATACTTGGAAAGCGTACAGCAGCGTTCGGGTGTGTATGCCTTCAAGGTTGTTATGGACGACAGCAACAATACACCTGATCTAGTTGATCGTGGCATATTGTATGGTCAGATCTATATTCAGCCAACACGTACCGCTGAAATGATTGTATTGGACTTCAATGTACTCCCTTCGGGTGCCGTTTTTCCGAGCGCATAAATCATAAAAAATTGATTACAAGAAACCCACTTTTTAGTGGGTTTCTTTTTTATATAGCAAGATTTCATCATTTTGCCTACCGGTTCATATATTTATATTTATATGAAAACAAATTATGGAAACCCAATGTCAATAAATAAAATTTGCGAATGGACCGGTAAATCTTTTACTGTTGATTGGAAGCACAGAAATAAAAGATTCATAGATACAAAAGCAATGTATGCTTGGAGAAAATCGCAAAATCACGAAATTGTAAATTGCTTAAATTGCAATAAACCGTTTGACAGATATAAAAGAATACTACACCCAAGATCTGGAAAATTGCAGCAATATTGCTCAAATGAATGTAACAGAAGTTCAAAAGAAAAGAGAGAAAAACTTAAAATTTGGATAAATGACAACAATCCTATGAAAGATCCAATCTCGGTTGAGAAAATATCAAAAACCAAACTAGAAAAATACGGAAATTATAAATACAACAACCCAGAAAAAGCTGCAAATACTTGTATGAAAAAATACGGAACCGCGTGCTATTTTGATAGCCCTTCTGCTATATTATCAAACGGAAAACGCATATCAAAGTTTCAAAAACAAACGTATGATCTTGTTTTATTAAAATATCCAGATGCAGTTCTTGAAAAATATCTAAAAGACGTTCATTGTTCTGTGGACATTTATATACCTTCGATCAAAAAAGTAATTGAGTGCTATGGGGATTATTGGCATTGCAATCCTAAAAAATACAAATCAGATTATTATAATAAATCTTTGCGCATGACAGCAAAAGAAAAATGGGACAAAGATGCCATTAAAACAAATAAGTTAATGTCGGTCGGTTACGATGTCGAGATAGTTTGGGAAAACTCAAAGAAAAAACTTGTGCATTCAACAAAACCGTGATATTTATAAAATATGCATATACTCCTAAAAAATCTATTGAAAGAAGTAGAAGAAAAGTCTCCACTTAAATATCAAATGTATGTGGATATGGACGGAGTTCTTGTAAACCTTGATAAAGGATTCAAGGCAGTTTCTGGCGGATTATCTCCTCAAGACTATGAAGCAAAAAATGGCAAAAACACTTTTTGGAAAGTAGTAAATAAAAATCCTAATTTCTGGCTTGACCTAGAACCATTGCCAGACGCTAAAGTTCTTTGGGATTATATAAAAGATAGATTCAAAGATCCACCCGCTGTTGTACTGAGTGCAGGCATCGGCACAAAAATAAAAGAGCAGAAAACTGCATGGATACGCAAGCATATAGACCCAAGTGTTCAAGTTATTATTGCTTCGTCCGGCGTATCAAAGCCACAATATATCATTGATAGAGCGGATGTCAGACTTACTCATATACTACTTGATGATACAGACAAGAATATAACTGCTTGGGAAAATTCCGGTGAAAATAGAATTGCTATTTTACATAAAGATGCGGCGAGCAGCATAAATAAGATTAAACAGATTGTGTCTGTATGAATCACGTTTCGCTAAAATCTTTGCTGCTAAAAGAACAATTTCATGTATCCGACATGGTTATGCTTGAAAAGGCGTGCAAGGCTTTTGCAGACGTATTAATAAAAAACAATATTGTAGCACATCAACATAAAGACCTTACAGCAGCAGATACTCCTATATCTCAGTATTCAGAAGATATAGCAGAAGTTGTTCGCAATGAAGTAATCAAATGGATGGATGTAGCAAACAGACGAGGTGGAAGATGAATTATCCTTTATACAACGACAAACTTGCTCCTATATGGAACATCAATGAAGATGGTGCGAGACTTGATGACGAAGTAAGAAAATCGCTCATCAAGATCGCGATGGATTTTGTGCAGGACTTAAAAAAGAACCAAGATATAAACATCAAGACAGAAGACATACTTCTTATTGGTTCTATTACCAATTATAACTGGACGCCATATTCAGATATTGATCTACATATATCAACTGATTTTTCCAAACTTGATATGAGCAAAGAAGACGCACAGGCGATGTTTGATGCGATTAAAACTGGTTGGAATAGCAAGCACGACATTGTGATGAAAAACTTTGATGTTGAGTTATATGTTGAAGATATAGGGGCAGAACAGGTATCTGCATCAAAGTATAGTGTTCTACGAAACGAATGGATAAAAGAACCAAAGAAAGAAAGTCCAAACTTCAACAAGTCACTTATAAAAAAGAAGTATAAAGAGTACTCAAAGAAGATAGACGACTTGATGGATGCAGACAGCGAAAAGCCGCTAAAAGATTTACTTGACAAGATATACAAGTTTCGTCAAGCAGGATTAGACAAGGGCGGCGAACTAAGTGAAGAAAATATTGTATTTAAGATACTAAGAGCAAAAGGTAAGTTAGATAAACTAAAAGACACTATATCGGCGATTTACGACGATAAGATGAGTGTCGATGAAATCGCCATGAACAATAGTTATTATGAGAAGGATGTTCAAGACGCGGCAGATGATATATATGCGATTGCAAAAGCGTTAAAAGTATATCCAGATATTGAACCATATATCAAAAAGATATCATTAAAATACAAGAAGTATTCGGACGATGTGCATATAGACATCGCAAGGGCATTTTCAAAGCTTAGAAAACAACAAATAAAAACATCTTGACATAATATATCGGCGTGATAATATGTCGGTATGCTAAAGAATATCAAGTTTGCCCGGTTTGGTGGGCTTAGTTCAGTCAATCAAAAGGGATATGATTCGAACTGTGATGGCTATCATTCTCCTCCCGCCAAGCGTGGCTTTTATGCGTTTCTTTGGCCGTATTATGAGTTCTTTCTTCTCAGCGGTGGATTATGGACAAACTATCCTTGGTCAATAGGCACCAAGTTCATTTACTTAAAAGACGCCAAGGGTAATATCATTGACGAAAATCATCCTGATCATGAATACTTTTCCAGCACAGGAAAGTATTGGAGCATTCCCACCAAAGAATGGTATTTTCATCATAAGAAACATCCTGAATATGAAGACCCCGAATATGATGCTAAGTTGGAGGCACATTGTATTGATTGGGAAACAAATCACGGAGATAAGCCCAAGTGGGTGTTGGCTCAAAAGCCTTCGCCCAGAATCTTTGAGTACAAAGGAAATATCTGGCATCATTTGACCTGCTATCTTGGACCTTCTGGTGCACTGAAGCAGAAAGGCGGTTGGACTCTTTCGCCGTTTGACGAATACGCAAAAGCATTACAAAAAAACATGCACGCTGGTCGCAGGACACAGTGCGAATACAGTTCCAAAAAAGGACTACCGAAGTCCAACAAAAATCCTTATGTGGGAATATCCAAAGATCATTTGGAAGTTTTTATCGAGAAAATTTGATTCGTTGGTCTATATTTATAGTGTATATAAAAAGTGAGCATTATTGGAATACCTTGTTAAAAAAAAGTACCAAAAAATGCAGCATTTTATATTTTGTGCTATATTTATAAATAGAAAAAGAACACTTAACCAATAAAATACTATGGCAGAACTACTAGATCAGAATCAAATATTTTTTACGGCCTTCGAGCCAAAGGTGCAGAACCGTTTCGTTATGAATATTGACGGTATTCCTTCGTACCTAATCAAAGCCGCCGCTCGGCCATCTCTCACTGTAGGAACGATCACATTAGATCACATCAACTTGAAACGCAAACTCAAGGGTAAAAGTGAATGGCAAGATCTTTCTATTACATTATATGACCCAATTGTGCCATCCGGTGCACAGGCTGTAATGGAATGGGTGCGCCTTGCTCACGAATCTGTTACTGGTCGTAACGGGTATGCCGATATGTATAAAAAGGACGTACAAATTCAAGTTCTTGGTCCTGTCGGTGACATTGTTGAAAAGTGGGACATCAAAGGTGCATTTCCTACTTCGGTAAATTTCCAAAGCATGGATTGGGCAAACGCCGAAGCAATGACTATCGAAGTTACATTGTCGATGGATTACTGCATCCTCCAGTTCTAATATTATTATAGTGTTCTATACTAAACCCTCACTGTAAAAAGTGAGGGTTTTTTATTTTATCTTGACAAGTTTTGATCTACCCCCTATAACCCCGGATATGACCTGAGTGAAACACATTTCAATATACTTTTTTATAGTTAAGTTGATATTTATATATACCTAAAAAAATAATGACTAAAGCAGAACTAAGAAAAATAATAGTTGAGGCTGTTAAAAAGGCAAAAGCCAAGAACACTCGCACTGCTGCGTCATATATAACTTCACCAACAGAAACTAATCCAACATTGTATATTAATATAACTGTGTCTGGTTCTGATATGGATGAAACGGAAGATATGCGTGAAAAAATACTAAAAACGCTACAACAAGAGTTTAACATAAAACCAACTAAACAGGATTAATATTATGAATAAATCAGAACTTAAAAAAATTATACGTGAAGTAGTTGAAGAAGTCATGAAAGATGATTTTGCTCCACTTGGTGTAGCACAAGAATGGAGACTAGATGAAAAAGCTCCACCGGATTTTCCAAAGAAACTTCACGACAAACTGCTGAAACAGTATAAGGACGATGAAGGTAAAGCATATGCTACTATGTGGAAGATTTTTTATGCCAAGAAAGATGGTAATAAAAAGATAAATGAAATGTGGAAAGTATTTGAAGGTAAAGATCACGATGAAACTGATATGAATAATCCAGAAGAAAAACGTGAAGTTGAACTGGCCAAGAAAGCAAAAGCTGCTGCCGAAGAAATCTTAAAAATGCACGGAAAATAATGAATAAGTCTACACTCAAA